TCATTCAGCTATTAAAAGACCGTTATAAGCATCATTATGGCCTTGAAATGGGATTGGTTTATCAAATGTATTTTTCTAAGATAGCCATGAAATTATCTAGANTAGCNGTTACACCNGACCATGTGGATAGTTGGCGAGATATTGCCGGTTATGCACGCCTTGTTGAATTACACTTACTAAAGAGAGTAGAAAATGCCAAAAATCCATAAATCAGAAATGAAAAATCTTCAGCCAATGCATACAACACTGAAGTTTGGTAAAAAGACAGAACCAATCCAGTTCATGAATCAATTAGAATGTATTGATGTTAAACTAGTTCATGCACCTACAGTTGNAGAGTTTAGAAAAACTATATCCGTCTTTTTATTAAATACATGGAATGACAAGATCCAATGGGACTTTCCAGAGGATCAAATTGACCAAACCATTGATGAGCTATTCCGTTATGAACTGCTACCTACTGCCATGGAGACGATCAACATTACTTGGTCGGTTAATGGTATGGATATGATTGATACAACTCATTTAATACGCCATCGTCTGTTTAGTTTTGCGGCCCAAGTTCATGGTGACAGGGATATGCGAGATGACAGAGTAATGGTTAAACCGGGGATTATGGCAAATGCTGATTTTTTCGAAAGATACAAACAAATTACTACAATGGCTCGTGATCTCTATGTTGACATGCTTGATAGTGGTCTTGTTCATGGCCTTGATACCCGTACTATTATGCCTCGCAATTTTGAACACTTTTATATGGTACGCTGTACAATTAAAGACCTTATTGGTTACTGCATCATGCGCGGTGATGAACAGATTCAAACGACAGTAGATAACATTATTGCTATGAAACTATGGTTGGAAGTATTAAAAGTCTATCCATTCTTAAAAGGATTGGTTGATTTCCGTAAACCTGATGCTTTCTATCAACGTCAATCTGCCAAAGGTAAAACCAACATATTCCCACCAAATAAGAAGAATGATAACTTTGATTGGTGTGAAGAACAGTTCTACCATCCAATCGGTCGTGATGAATTCCCAGGCAGTGAAACTTATTTAAGAATCAGGGAAGACTTATTAAAACAAATTGATGCTATTGAAATGAGGCATATCCATGGCAAATAAGAACTGGGCAGCTATTAAATTTAATCTTAGTCATATGACTAAACAGCAACGATTTAATTACTTTAAGTACTTTAGGTTNCAACGTCCTCGATGGTCTGACCATCTCATGGATGCTTTGTATTTAGTAGTTGTTGACTTACAGTCTCAGTCTCATGCAGCTCGGTTATTTGGTATGCATAAGCAAGAAGTTAACCGAGCCGTGCAGAAATATAAAGCTTATTTAGGAGGATAAAGCTTGTCATGTAAGTATTCAGCAGCTTCATATCCCATATAAGGAACCTGCGCAAGAGCACCAGCAGCTCTTGTTGCAGGATGTGGAAATGCCCCAATTACTCCACCTGCGCCACTTAGCATCTCTAAAGCACCTTTAAGCTTTTGGCCTTCATTGTAGTGTTGCATGCCTGAAAATGTTTGGGGTACGCCTAATCCTGCGCTTAACGCAGGTGCTGCATACTTAAGACCAGGAGTTTTGTTAATAAAATTATTCACTTCTCCAAGAGCTTCCATTGCTTTATCCGCATAAGGAACTTTTTCAGATAAAAATCGTTGAACAGTAGATGCAGATGGTGTCTTAGCTTTTAGTCTTTGCTCAATTTCAGCTCTTTCAATTGCTAAATCATTTAATCGCTTTTGCAAATTAGTCACGTTAGAAGGTACAGCTTTCTTCATTTTCTCTAATTCAGCTGCTGACTGAGCTGCAATCTTTTGGTGTGTATCTCTTAATTGCTGTGCTGCTATATAGTTTCTAGCAGCTGCTGCTTTAGCAGCTTCTTGCTCTTTGGTCAGAATTGGTGCAACATCACCTTGACCTTGCACCCAAATGCCTGAATTTGTGAGGTTATACCCAGGCGGTCTATCTTTAGCAAGCCTAGATAATTGGCCTGCTTCTGATACAGTAGTCTCTGCTGCGCCTGTTGGTGTTCCTGTAGCTGCTGATGTAGGAATCCACTTTTGACCTGGGCCTTCAGGTGGAATAGCATCTAACTGTTGTGCATGCTCGGTAGCTTGTGCAAGCATATCTTCTGCATTTTTTAATGCTTCTAACTTATCCATGTGTAGCTGATGAGCAGTGTCAAATGTAGATGCATGCTCAGTTCTTGCCATGTCAAGTAAATCAGATGCTTTACTATGCGCTGCAATTTTACCTGACAAAGCTTCTTGATCTTTAAGAAAATCAGGTGCTAGATTATACGGCTGAGGACCGTATTTGGCAGCTGCTGCTCCTACAGCAGCACCTCCTAATGCAGGACCTAAATAATCAGCAGGCGCGCCTGTAACAGTAACAGATGCATTAGATGATGGCTTGTCATAAGTAATATTGCTGTATGGACTATTACTAATCTTATCAGATGCATCAGGTGAAGTAATCGGCGTATCGCCTAATGTAACGGTATCATACGGATTGTATTGTTTTGTGTCTGCCATATTAACCTCTATTGTTCACCATAGAATTTGTTTACTTTTTCGATGTGTTCTCTATGCCGTTGCGGCAAGTCTTTTAAGTACGTGTCACTTAAAATAAATGCACGTGGATCCGCAGGTTGATTGCTTTGTAATGATTGACGTTGGAATTTAGTCCACTCATTCTGAGCATCTAGTAATGCCGCATTATCAACTTGACGCCTTGTTGCCCAACCACCAATAAATTTAGGTAATTGATTCATATTAGCATTTAGTGCCGATAACTGTTGGTCTTGGTAGTTAGTAACACGAGAACCGCCAAATGCCTTGGTCTTATTGGCAATAATATTATTAATCACTTGCTGTGCAATGATCTGTTGTGCTTTAGCAGCAGCTACTTTTTGATCAGGGCTTAAGTTTAAGTTCTGATAAACTGGCTCAAAGTTTACACCAATACCGGCATGAATACTACCTGCCGTTACATTCATACCTTCTTTAAACTGTTGAATAGCAATTTTAGTAGCTGCTTGAGCATACGTTTCACCACCTTGCAATTGCAATGGTGCAAAAATCTTGTTAGCATCAGGTCTAGCTGCAATCTTCTTTAACTCATTTAAGTCAGAGTTTGACGACATTAAACTATCTGTATCAATTTTAGTTAATCCAGATGCCACTTCTGCTGCATCTTTAATTTGTGGCTCTTCAATCTTAGCTTTACGTGCGTTAAACTGTTCTTGAGTTTCATCAGAACGTTTTACAAGAGTTCCGCTAATTGCTGCAGGTCGAGTTGATGGTGCTGATGCAAGTTCATAATGACCTGGGTCATATTGAGGACTCTTAGGATCAGTTGCCCATGCAGGCTGTATATACCCATTATCTTGTAGCCATTGTTTATCTTGTGCTGTCATCTTATTAACATCAACATCCAATGCAGCACCTTTTTCATGCATGCTAGTTCCTGGCTTAGCAACAGGTAGTCCATTTGGCTGAATTCCAGGTGTGCCGTTTGCCACACTGTCGGCATATAACTTCTCATTAGAGCCAAGACCACGAATTACAGGAATGCCTGCATCTTTAGCTTTAGTTGCAGGATCTTCTATTAAAGACTGTTTATTGCTGCTATGAGGACCAGGAATACCGAGCATAGTTCTATAGGCATCGATATTAGCGGTAAACTCTCTCTTTTGGTCTTCACTCATATTAGCAGTTGCTTTTGACATATCAACGCCTGAGTCAAGCAGCTTAATGGCATTTTCCATTTGCTTTTGCTCAACATCAATACCTGCTTTTAAAGCAGCTCCTGCATCTTTATCATAATAAGTTAACGCTGCCAATTGCTTACCATTGGCAAGACGGCTAATACCTGCAGGTACGTTGCCTGCTTCTAATGACTGTCTTGCAGCTGATGGGTCAGTACCTAAAATGCTGCCTAATATCTTATTACCTTGGAGCTGTCTGCCGACTTGGTATTGTTTACCTAGAATCTCGGCTTTCATCTGTGCTACAGGTAATTCTTCTTGTCTCTGTCTTTCAATTTGAGCACCAACAACATCAGCTGCATTTCCAATTGCTTCACCTGCGTTTCCTGTACGGCCAGGTTTTAATAAAGCACCTGCAATACTGAACCAGTTCATTGGCTGGCTTGTACGTTGATTCAGAGTTTCATTAATTTTATTTAAGGCATCGATATATTTTGATGAATAGTCTTCATCTCCGCCAATTTCTGGTGGTACTGCAGTATCTTTTAAAGCATTAAGAGGGGATGTTGCCATGATTTATCCTTTAAATACCACAAGCATAGTCGCCTGGGTTCTGTATAATGCAACATGCATATTTAACAGGGCTATAACAAGGAGCGCATGGCACACCGGCACATGCATAACATGGCTTGCCACCAAATAAATACTTTGATATTGAGCACATAGCACCTGATGCACCTTTGCCAATAGCTTTTCCAAGTGCTGTACAACTGATACCGGCAGCCAATGCTCCCATACCTGCAACTTGCTGTAATGGAGATGCTGCATAAGCTCCAGGAATTGGACCTGTGTAAGACTGAGCAGTACTTGTTGGCATTGTATAACCACGTAACAATTGCGACTCATTAGTCAATTGCTGCATTGGGAATAATTGTTGATTCTGTGCAATGGTTTGTTGTTGAGCGCCTAGTGTAGAGAGTGCATTAACACAGCCTAGTCCTAAGTTCTGCTGTGTTGTAGCCAAGTTTCCAAGTGTGTTAGCAGCTGCTAACTTATTTGCTTGACACTGTTGTAATGCTTGCTCTTGTAACTGTGTAATACCTAAGTCTGCATTAGATAAATTTTGTGCTAATGCACCAGCACCTCTAGTCGATCCAAACTGACCGGCACC